AAAGGTTTTCGTGGTGGCTATAACTACCGCCGTGTCGCTGTAGGCGGCGAGGTGCGGTATGAAGAAAAGCCGACAAAGAACAAATATTCACACGTTCATGATGCGTTGCAGTACCTATTTATTGGTGCAGGTGAGGGACGCGCATTGACAACAAACGCCAACAAGCCTTCGCAAGCGGCTAATGGGAGAAAAGGATGGAACGTCTGGGATCAGAGAGCGGGATTCGGGAAACAGAATCAGGGGTGGAACTCGGTTCGCCGCCGGAATTCGACTGGCTTGTAATCTTTCGGGATGTCGATAATAAAAAGAAGTGGTGGGATTATCTTTTCCGTACTCGAAAAGGTTTTCGTCATGTTTGCGCTATTGCTTATCAGCCTCAGTCTTATCATTGGATTTATTTTGATTGGACTTCAAAGTGGACTCAAACGTGGATATATCATCCTCAACGAGCTAAAGATGTACTTGAATGGGCAAAGAAAGATTACAACGCAACAATAGTTAGTTATCGTCCAAGAAAGGACAAAAATTCCGTTTTTAATGTTCCCGTACTATACTGCACCGAAGTAATTAAGCATTTACTAGGTGTCGATAAATTTTTTATCTGGACACCATGGCAGTTATATCAGTATCTTATGCGTACTGGTGGCACTGAAATACATAGGGGAAAGTGGCAATGAGTAATGTTCTTGATGGTGGTGGTGGCAAAAAACAAGCACCGGCACCGGAGCCAAAAAAAGTTTCAAGGCAAGAGGTATCAGAGGCAAGAGCTTCAGGTAAAAAAGCAAGTCGAGGCGTACTGACTAGCCCTTCTATGTCATCAAGTTTATTAAGCGGCGGTTATCGCGGCTATGGCGATAAGGATACATTAGGATGATTGATCTAGGTTTACTTTCAGTAGTTGCATTTAGCTCACCTAAAGCACCGGCTCCTGATCCAGAATTAGAAGCACAACGTAAGCGTCGTGAAGAAGAAGCGCGTAAAGAGCGCATTGAGTTAGCGCAAAAGAAAGGTCAAATGGCACAAGCAAGTTTGCGCCGCCGCCGCACAATCATGGGTGGTTATCGTGGCTTTGATGAAGAAGATAACAACACATTAGGCTAAAACTATGGCATCTCCTGAGTACATAATTAAACGCTATAACAAAGCGAAAGCAGCTCGTAATAACTGGCTTGATGTATGGCAGGAGTGTTATGACTATAGCTTGCCATTGCGTGAAGGCTTTTTCATGGAAGCGCGTGGTCAGTCACGCATGGATAAGATTTTTGACGAAACCGCAGTAGTTGGCGTACAAGAATTTGCTTCTCGATTACAAGCGGGCATTGTGCCTAACTACTCAAACTGGTTTAGGCTTGAAGCAGGTAGCGAGGTTCCACGTGAAACACGCAATCAAATTCAAGGTGAGTTAGACGAAATCACAGATTATGTTGCTGAGATTATTCAAAACTCTAACTTTTCCCAAGAAGTTCATGAATGTTTTTTAGATTTAGCAGTTGGCACAGCCAATATGCTGATTGAAGAAGGCGATGAAACAAACCCAATAAAATTTCTGAGTGTCCCGCAAACACAGATGATTTTAGACAGTGGGCCTTTCGATCAAATCGATGGGGTATATCGTGAACGTACAGTTAAAGCTAAAGATATTAAGACTATTTGGCCTAAAGCAAAGCTTAATTCACAGCTTACTAACAAGATTCAACAGCAGCCTGATGCCAACTGCGCCTTAATTGATGCGGTATATCGTGATTGGTCTGATCGAACTAAAGAAGCGTACAACTATTGCGTTATTGATTTAGAGTCACAGCACGAAATTATATCGGGTCAGTTTAAAGGCGAAGGTTCTCGCCCATGGGTTAACTTCCGTTGGGCAAAAGCTGCCGGTGAAACCTATGGTCGTGGCCCATTAATGAATGCGCTACCGGCAATTAAAGTGTGTAACCTGACCATGCAGCTTGTGCTTGAAAATGCACAGATGGCTATTGGTGGTATCTGGCAAGCTGAAGATGATGGCGTAATTAATGTCGATACAATCGAGTTAATTCCCGGAACAATTATTCCAAGAAGCCCGAATTCACGGGGCTTGGAGCCAATTACTTCACCATCTAAGTTTGATGTGTCGCAGCTTATTATCCAGAATATGCAGGAAAATATTAAGCGAGCGTTGTACAACGTAGACTTAGGTAGGACAAATACTACGCCTATGTCGGCAACTGAGGTTGCTGCGCGACAAGGCAACTTGGCAGAAATTATTGGTTCTGCTTACGGCAGATTGCAAGCTGAGTTTGTAAATCCTGTTATTCGCCGTGTTATCTCTATTCTGAAAAAGCAGGGCAAAATTGAAATACCTAAAATCGATGGACGCGAAGTTAAGATTGTTGCAAAGTCGCCGCTTGCTCGTGCGCAGCGCAATCAAGACATCATGCAACTTACCAACTTCATTGGTCTTGTTACTCAAACTATGGGGCCTGAAGCTGCATCTCAATTTGTTGATGCGGGCAATGCAGTTAAGCAATTGGCTGAATGGTATGAAGTTCCGCAAGAAATTTTGATTGATGAAACTGCACGTCAGATTGCTGCAAAAGAAGCGCAAGCTATGCAAATGCAGCAAATGATGATGCAACAGCAGGGTCAACCGGCACAACCATTACCTGAAGGAATGTTACCTTGAAAAACATCGATGGCATTGCAAGGTCAGAAGATGCAGAAAAACAGATTAACGAGGCAATTGCTCTAGCTTTTAAAGGAAAGTCGGGAGAATTTGCCTTGAAATATCTGCGCTCAATAAGCATTGAACGTGTTATGGGGCCAAGTTTTGACCCTAATTCCCTAGCTCATATTGAAGGTCAACGATATATCGTGGGCATTATTGAGCAACGTATTAAGCAAGCACAAAAAGGAGATCAGCCATGACTGAAATGACAACTGAATCTGCTCCAACTGAGGGAGAGGTTATTGAAGAAGCAGCGGTAGAGGTAGCATCTCGCCCTGATTATTTGCCTGAAAAGTTTTGGAATGCCGAGCAAGGTTCACCAAACTTAGAGGGTATGGCTAAGTCGTACAGCGAATTAGAAAAGAAATTTAGTCAACGTGCATCTAGCCTCAAAGAAGAACTGCAAGCTGAGCTTGCTCAAGAACGCGCAGAAGGTGTGCCGGAATCAGCAGATGGTTATGAAATGACCATGCCTGAGATTCCTAATATGCCAGAAGGTTGGGATGTCGAAATGCAAAATGACGACCCAATGCTGCAATGGTGGCGCGAAACTGCGCATAGCCAAGGTATGACGCAGGATCAATTTCAAGATGGCGTTAACAAATATTTTGATCTGCACTTTGGCTCATTGCCTGATCGTGAAGCAGAAATGCAAACATTAGGCGAAAACGCACAAGCCCGTATTGATCGTGTGGATATGTGGCTTAATGCCAACCTCGATGAGGGTGAATACAATGCAATTGCAGACTTTGCTGTGACCGCAGATGCTATTCAGGTTTTAGAAAAAATTATTGGAATTCAACAATCTGAGCCAGATTTATCTGGTTTTGCCGGTGAGCCTATGATGGGTGACACCAGTGAAGATAAGCTGCGTCAGATGATGGATGACCCTCGTTACTGGAAGCAGGGCGAGATTGATGATGCTTACCGCGCTGAAGTAACAAAAGCGTGGCAAAAGCATTATGGATAAGTGAGTGCTTGCTAACTTAGCAACCCTTGTATATGCTTCCCATAGCCCCGATGCGCTGATGCCTAGCCCCATGGGTAACTAGGCTGATTCGACAAAGGACAAGCTGATATTTAATTTAACTCTATTGGAGAACTGTTATGGCTAATACTATTGATACAGCCTTTGTTAAACAGTTTGAGAGCGAAGTACATCTAGCTTATCAGCGTAACGGTGCAAAGCTTCTCAACACTGTTCGTCGCAAGACAAACGTAACCGGTGAATCTACCACCTTCCAAAAGATTGGTACTGGCACTGCGGGTACTAAATCACGTAACGCTCAAGTGCCATTGGCTAACTTAGAGCACACCAAAGTAGAGTGTTCACTCACTGATTACTACTTGGGTGAATACGTAGACAAGTTAGACGAGTTGAAGATTCAGCACGACGAGCGTGGTGCAGTATCTACTTCATTGTCTAATGCGTTGGGTCGTCAATCTGACCAATTGATCATCGATGCAGTTGATGGTTCTGGTAACGCAACCACTGGCACTGGCGCGATTACTCAAGCTAAGCTTGAAGAAATCTACGAAGCGTTTGGTAACAATGATGTTGCTGATGATGGTCAGCGTTATATGTTGGTATCACCACAAGGTTGGACTGACTTGATGGGCATTGACGAGTTTTCAAACCGTGATTATGTTCCAGAAGCAGAGCTTCCTTGGAAAGGCGCGGGCTTCTCAGCTAAGCGTTTCATGTCATTCTTTGTTATGACTCACTCAGGTCTTTCTAAGACTGGTGCTGTTCGTAACGGTTTGGCTTATCATCGCTCAGCAGTTGGTGCTGCTTCAGGTCAGGAAGTGTCTATGGACGTATCTTGGCAGGGTAAAGAGCAAGCACACTTGATGGTAGCTTCTATGTCGCAAGGCGCAGTCTTGATTGACGACAATGGTTGTTACATCCTCAAGCACACTGAATCTTAATAGGGGGTGACACATGGCATATTCTGCTGACAACATGAAGCGTTTGAACGTAGGTGACGAATCAATGTACATCTACAAATCATCAGATGCTATTGCTACTGTTGCTGCTTCTGGCTACTTTAACAGCGCATATGCGGAGTTGAAGAAAGGTGACGCGATTATCGTAATCGATTCATCTACTCCAACTATCGATATCTGTGTTGTATCTAGTACCACTGGTGCAACAACTGTTACCGTAGTTAACGGTAGCTAATAGACTGGGGGCTTCGGCCCCCTTTCTTGGAGATTTTAATGGGCGCAACAACTAAAATTGCTGTAGCACAAAAAGCGTGTGCATTGATGGGCATTCAGCCTATTACTGCGTTTACAGACGATACGTCTGAAGCAACAGTGCTAAATGCAATTTACGATGAAATTGTTGAGTCTGAACTGTCAGGTTATCCATGGCGTTTTGCAATGGCACAACGTACATTGAATCGTTTGGCATCTGCGCCAGTATCTCGATGGGATGCGGCGTATCAAATACCATCTGACATACTGATGGTAAGAGCGGTCACTGTTAATGATGACCCAATACAATTTGATAGATACGATGACAATATCTACTGTAATGCAGGTGCAGCAGAAACCGTTGTGTTAGACGGAACTTATCGTGTTTTAGAAATAGATTGGCCTGCGTTTTTCCGGC